TCTTCCATGTACGACAAAGAAGAGTCTGGTGATGGTGGCGGCGAGAGACGACTTGCAACCCGTGTTGCCAATGCAATTCACCCATATGGGTTCAGCTATGTTGGGACACCAGCAAATGGACGTTCCGCAACCTATGCCGAACTTGCAACCGCAACCCATTGGAATCGTATCATCCCACGCAAGAACATTGCTTTGGCATTTCTTGAGGTGAATGACTAAGTTTTCTCAATTCCCATAGTAGAAGCCCAACCTTGACATTCCAGGGTTGGGCTTTTTTATTTCCTCCATTATGAATATCCGACAACCCAATTCTGAAGAACACCGCAAAATCATCTGTCTGCAACAGAACGGGGCAACCCGCAAAGAAGCATTCAAGAAAATCATGGGTTTTGATGCTGCCGACCTCGGCAAAAAAGAAGCGGAAGCGTTAGCAACCGATGCCGAAATTCAAGCCGCTGCCGCCGAAAAGGAAGCAAACGCAAAAAAGGCGGAAGCGGATGAAAAACGCAAAGCCGCTGAAGGTTTGAAGAAAGCCCCGGCGAAGAAAGCCCCGGCAAAGAAGGCGTCGAAGACTGAAGAGAATTGGGACTAACTGACCAATGCCAACACTTGTCCAACAGACGACAAGCGGCGAAGCAAACGCAAATACATTTGCGGATGTTGCCGACCTTGTGACCTACGCCGACGACCGGGGTCTGACAATCCCGGATGACACGGACGACCGGGAACGCCTGTTGATCAAGGCAAACGACTATTTAGAGACCTTGGAAAAAGATTTTCAGGGTTTTCGATCATTTGAAGACCAACCCGTCACTTTCCCCCGTGACAACATTTCCCTGCATGGTGACATCATTTCAGGGGAGATCCCGACCATTCTGTTGAATGCCCAATGTCAACTTGTTGTTGATATTCATGGAGGTCTCGACCTTCTGGCATCTTCAGAAGGGCGGGAAGTTGCGGAAGAAAAGGTTGGTTCTCTTATGGTGAAGTACAACACAACCGGGGACACTTCACCTCAACCCAAACCCGTCAAGGCGTTGGCTATTCTGGAACCCCTTTTCAAGAATGTATCTGCCGCCCGGATCATCCGGTGATATGGCATTCAACTATACAGGAACTCAAAAAACCGCCCGGCGACTTCTCAACAAGTTCGGGACGTCCGTGACTTTCAACCGTGTTGGCGGTGGGACATTCGACCCGGTAGCGGGTGAAGAGACAGGGGCATCGACATCCACCGAAACGGTTAAAATTGTTGCATTGCCAATTTCTTCCGGGCGGAACGCATTTGACAACAAGACCTTTGAAGATCTTTCAACGGTTGAGTCCCGGTTCTTGTATGCTGAAGTGAACACCAACAGTTTTGAACCGAAGAATGGTGATCTTGTCCTGTTTGAGTCGAAGGTCTGGGAAGTTTCCGGCGTCACCCCTTTGAACCCGACCGGGGCGAAAGCTGTTGTCTTTATGGTCGGGGTAAAACTTTCCGGGCGTTCCGCCATTCCGTAAAATGTCATTTGGGGCCGGTGTCGCCCGGTGGACGGCAGAATCCACCGACGAAATCAAAGAGTTCCATGCGGAAATCATCTTCCGCCTTTACAAATCGGTGATCAAAGACACCCCCGTTTTAGAAGGTCGACTACGGGGCAACTGGTTCCCATCGAAAGGCAACCCGTCCGACAAGAAGGATGAGGATGCAACCCAGAATGCAAGCTTGCCACGGGTTGAAGAGTTTATCTTGGATTTCGACGGGTCCGAAGATTTTGAAGTCTTCCTGACAAATAACTTGCCGTATGCTGCCCGGATTGAATACGATGGCCACTCTTCAATCAAAGCCCCCGAAGGCATGGTCAGGAAAAATCTTTTAAGAATCGCCCAACTGATAAGAAACAAACGATGACCCCGAACGATTCAAAGATCCGGTCTGCATTGATCACCGCTGCCAACGATTTCTTGACGGGGAACGCATCCATCGACACTGAAGCGGGAACCGTGACCGGATTGCCAACCCTTCCGGCCGGAAGCATCGAATGGGAGAACAGAGGCAACAACGTCGGCAATGTGAACACTTGGGCGAAAGTTTCAATCCTTCCCTCTGGTTCAACAGGTGGGACGGTTGGGCATGGAGGTTTTGATGAAGAAACCGGAATCCTACAAATCGACATCAACGTTGCAAAAAACAAGGGAGAGATTGAATTGATCCCTTGGGACACAAAACGCCGGGTCTTCTTTCATGGGGGTCGAACCTTTATTTATGAAGGGCATTCTGTCCTTGTCAAAACAAGTGAAATTTCTCAGGGTCGGATCTTGGAAGGGTTTTTCAGGAAATCCATATCAATCAATTTCATTTCGTATTTGAAACGCCACACCGTAACATAAAGGGATCACAATGTCTGAAGCATCGAACCATAAACTGTCCTATGTCGTTGAGTCGACGAGAGGGACAACCCCCACCAATCCACGATTCCAACGTCTTCCCGACACACGGACGACCTTAGCATTGACCAAAGACAACCTTGAATCTGAACGGGTGACGGGTGACAGGTTCCCGGCAGAACCCCGGACAGGGGCAAAGGGTGTGTCTGGTGACATTTCCGCTGATCTTTCTGCTGTTGCTTATGATGACTTCATCGAATCCGCCTTGCAAGGGGCTTTTGTCGATGATGCCGGGGCGGGTTCTGATACTTGCTTGGTCGATGTGGAAGGAACGGATTTTGCCGGGTCTGCCGTTGGGGACACCTTCACAACGGTTGCCGACACCGGGACCGTCACCCTTGAATACCTAGATTCCCGTGGTCAGTATGCCCGGTTCCGCTACGATCCACCTGCCGATGCTGCCGCCACGACCTATGAACTTTTCAACACGACTGACACGGTCGAGATCGACGGGGACACTTTCCAAATCGAATCTTTCACCGATGGGGCAGAATCCGCCACATTGAAAGCGGGGACGACCCGCAAATCTTTCTCCATCATGCGGCAATTCTCCGACATGGCGACGAAAGGTTTCTCAATCTTTTCCGGTTGTGAAATCACAACTTGGAATCTTTCCGCCGCTGCCAACAACATTGCAAAATCTGTCTTCGGGGTCTTTGGCCGGGACATGACCGGACCACAAGACGCCGCCCCAACAAATACGGACTACATTCCGTCACACGATTACAAACCCTTTGACACCTTCAAAGGTGAATTGAAAATCGACACGGTTGCGAATTGTACCGTCACCGACTACAACATCACAATCAACAACAACCACACTGCAAAATTCGCCGTTGGTTGTGAAACGTCCCAAGATCCATCAGTTGGGCAAAGTGATGTTGAAGGTTCAATCACGATGTATTTTGAGGACGCTGCCCTCTGGGAAAAATTCATCAATGACGAATCCTTCGCATTGGAATTGACTTTGCAGGATCTCCAAGACCGCAAATTGATTATCAACTTGCCAAATTGCCGCATCGGTTCCGGGACACAACCCGATGTCACTGGTGATGGTCCTATCACGATCACCGTGAATTTCACGGCACATAAGGACGAAACCCTTGATTCTCATATTTCTGTGCAAAGAGTCTATCCGGTTGCCGCTTAATTTCTTAGTTCTGGTTCCGGGGGCCATAATATAAACGCTCAATGCGGTTTGTTTTTGTCTGGACCTAAAAACAACCGACCCCCGGAACCGAAAATCTTTCAATCCCATGTCCAAAAAAACCAAGCTCTCAATCTCTGACTTTGACATCCGCCAACAATCTGAAGGAGGGATCAAAATCTCCCTTGTGGATCCAAGGACGGGGGAGCCGACCGATGAATGGTTGAAGATCCGGGGCGACGACTCTGAGGCATACAAACTCGCCCAAGCGAACTACAATGCCGAACGCCTTGAGTTCATCCGGGACAAAAAGAACAAAGGCAACGTCAAGGCGGGTCTGAAGTTTGACATTGAATCCGAACGGAAGCTTGTTGCCTCCTTGGTTGCTGATTGGTCCCTGACCGACGACGATGGCAAAGACATCCCCTGCACACCGGAAAATGTCCAGAACCTTTTCTACCGTGCCCCCCAAATCCAAGATCAGGTTTCGCAAGTAGCGGGGGACCGTCGAAATTTTTTCAATCCGCCGTTGACAAACTGATTGACCACGCAAAGCGGGTCTTCTTTCTTGGGACGAAGGTTGACGGCGGCAAGATCACACACCGGGAAAGTCTCCGAAGAGTTGCAGAACAACAGGGGCGGAACCCTGACGAACTTTGGGCGATCCCGGAATGCCCGGTCGAGGTTGGGCATCTACTGGAATGGTTTCAAGAGTTGAAGACCGGGCCGGACCACCTGACCTTCCAAGAGATTGATGCTTGGGCAAAACTGACCCGCAATTTTCCGACGCCCCCCGAAGTTGATGTCTTGGTCCGTCTGGACAGGGAATTGATGACTGTCTTGAAAAACTGAAGCCGTGGCTCCAAAGATTTTGATCCTCTTTATTTAGGTTGCTTCAAATCCGGCAACCTTTTTTATTTCCAGAATGCCACAAGTGGAGTCTTTAGTTTTAGAGGTCCGGTCGAATGAAGTTTCGCAGGCGTCACGACGCTTGGACCGCCTTGGACGTTCCGCCCAATCAACGGAGCAGGCAAGCGGACGCCTTGCCAACTCCAACAGGGGGCTTGCCTCTTCCTTCCGGCGGACCATCCCTGTCCTTCTTGCAGCAGGGGCAGCGGCGGCAAGTTTTCGCAAAGCTTTAGACATCGGCGTTGCGACCCAAGACTTCAAAGCACGTCTGAAGACCGCCACGGGGTCAATCGAAGACGCCAATGCCGCCTTTGAAGCGTTGGAGGGTTTCGCAACCCGGACACCCTACGCCCTTGAACAATCCCTTGAAGCATTCACCAAGTTGACGAATCTTGGTCTGACACCTTCCGAACGTGCCTTGGAGTCTTACGGCAACACGGCGGCGGCAATGGGGAAGGATCTGACCCAACTCATTGAAGCGGTTGCCGATGCCACGACCAACGAGTTCGAACGACTCAAAGAATTTGGGATCAAGGCGAAACAGCAAGGCGACCAGGTATCTTTCACCTTCCGGGGCGTCACCAAGACCATTGGAAAGAATGCTGAAGAAATTGAAAAGTATTTGATGAGTCTTGGGGAAAATGAGTTTGCCGGGGCAATGGCGAACCAGATGGACACCCTTGGGGGCAAAGTCTCCAACCTTGGGGATGCATGGAACCAACTCTGGCGGAACATCAATGAAGCCGGGGTTGGTGACCTAATGAAAGAATCATTGCAACTTGGGATTGATGCTTTGACCGAACTCAATCACCTGATGGAGTCCGGCGTTGTTGAAGCGGAATTGAAGGCGTGGACAGTTGGCTTTGAATCTTGGGCAGATGACTTCGCCGCAATTATGGATTTCACAAGCTCCATCGTTGAAAACTCAACAGATGCATGGGGGGAAGAAGTCGGGGACGTCATGGAGTTTCTCATCAAATCCATTCAAACCGCCCCCGCCGCATTTACAGCATTCTGGAAAGGCATAGGGGCAGGGTTTACCACCCTTGCAATGATGGCGAAAGAATCAGCAAAGGCGGTTGTTGAAATCTTCGTTGCCAAATTTGAGGAACTTCTTGAAACCGCCGCCGCTTTTGGTGTCGCCATCGGGCGGGCATTGAACCCGGTGGACAAAACAGGGGTCAGGGATGCCTTCGTCAAGGCGATGGATGCACGGGCCGAGGCAATGGAGAAGTCCGGGGAACGGATCAATTCCGCCATTGCACAAACCCGGATTGAAGTGGGTTTCTGGAAAGAAGTTGCCGGGGATGCCTTTGAAGAGATCTGGGACGGGTACACAGATGTTGGGGACAAAATCGACGACACACGGGCGAAAGCTCAAAGACTCCGGGAAGAACTTGAAAAGAAACTGAACACCCCAAAGGTTGAAGGTGACAGGTTGGGCAAGTACAGGATCACACCATCCGAAGTCCCCCAACTACTGAAAAGACCCGAAGACGAACGCCTTGGTCCTGAACAGGCGGACAAAGAATTTACTCAGTTGCTTGATTCTTTACGTGCTGAAGAAAGGGCGTTGGAAGGGTCTTATTTGAAACGGTTGGAGATCGTCCGCAAGAACACAGTTGCGGGTTCTGAGATCCGGGCCGAAATGGAAGAGAAGTTGCGGCAGGAATACGAAAAGAACATTTCCAGCTTTGAAGACCGCAAGATTCGTGAATTGGATTTCCAAAGATCCAACTGGCAACTTGAACTTGATGAGTTGAAAGACTTCTATGCTCGACGGCATGAGATCATTATGAATGCCGAATCCCTGACCGGGGAAGAACGCAACAAGATGGTTGCTGAGCTGGAACGGGAGAAGAATGATTTGATTGCTCAGATGGAGCAAGAAAGGATGATTCAGGGGTTGGGCATGGCAAAAGATATGTTTGGCAACTATGCCAAACTCGCCCAATCCAACAACGAGACACTTTCCAAGATTGGTCAGGCGGCGTTGAAGGCTCAGAAGGCGGTTGCCGTCACTCAGGCGATCATTGACACCTATAAATCTGCAAATGCCGCCTATTCCGCAATGGCGGGGATTCCTGTTGTCGGTCCGGCGTTGGGTGTCGCTGCTGCTGGTGCTGCCGTTGCCGCCGGGATTGCAAATGTTGCCGCCATCCGTGCCGCCCCCGTCGGAGGAAGTTTTGAACAAGGGGGCATTGTCCCCGGAACCTCTTTTTCAGGTGACAACGTGGTTGCCAATGTGAATTCAGGTGAGATGATCCTGAACAAACAACAACAGGCGAAACTCTTCGACATTGCCAACCGTGGCGGGTCCGGGGGGATCACCATTATCAACCAGACAACTGGACGGATCGACAAAGCTGAATCGGTCATGTTACCAAGTGGGGAACGCCAAATCATTATCCAAGAGGCGGTTCAGGCGACCGAAGCAAAATTGACCAAAGATTCAAACTATGGCGGTGGGTCTTTCGTCCCGTCCCTGACCCGTAATTTTGGAATGCAAAGGACCGCATAAGATGGCAATTCAAACTTGGAACGAAACAATTTTCCCTTTGCCTTCGGTGTCGTATAACGCCGACGTTGACCATTCCAATATCCGAACCAATATGGATTCAGGACGGGCAAGGCAAAGACCCCGTTTTTCAAGAGAGATCCGTCTTGCATCGGCGGTTTTTGAGTTGAACCGTCTCCAATATGCGGCATGGAATAAGTTTTGGAACGAGAAACTGAACCGGGGAACGGACTGGTTCAATATGCGGTTACCGTTGCCTGATACCAACAAACTGACCGAAACTGAAATCCGGTTCGCTTCTGATTACAAAGAACAACATCGGCATGGCGGCAATTGGGATGTTTCAGTTACCATTGAAATCAAAGAGGTTCCAACAATATCGGATGAATTCTTTGAACTTTTGACTATTGAAGGATCTGATTTGACAAATTGGTTGAATGTGATTTCTAATTTGCACGATGAGATTGAACATTGGGAGGATGAACACTCCTTCAATTTAGCCTCGTAAATCATGGCAGAATCAACAGCAATCCAAACATCCATCGACAACCTCCATTCCGGGGCGGATTTCATCCATAAAGTTGCCACGGGACCGGCATCGGGGGGAGGGTCAGAAGTTGCCAACCCGGTTTCAGGTCAACCAAGCCAAAAGTCTCTTGCAAGAGCGATCAAAGATATGGAGGGTCAAGCATTGTCGATTGCCGCCGGAGACAGTTCTGAGATTGCATATAATGGCTTGCCGCACTATCAATCTTTCGGTTCACCGAACCAAGGTTGTTTTGCATCCCAACTTGTCATCTCAGGAGGCACATATTAATGGAGTATTTTGTAAAATTCGGGGCCGGGACAACTGGCAAAGGTACGGAAGCGGACCCTTGGGAGATCGACACCACGGCGGACCTTGATGCAATACTTGACGGGTCGTATGACTCTGATGAGACAGACCCCCCGGTTGGAGGTTTGTCCTCTGGTGACACAATTGTTTTTGAAGACGGGGCGTATGACGGCATCCGTATCAATAATAATGCAACCGATGGAATTACTTTTAAGGCAAAAAACCACCGGGACATCTTCGGAACCCCGGTTGTGACAATCGACTGGACAACAGCGGATGAGTCACCATTCGGAGCACCTTATTCCGGCGGTGACTCAACCAGCACTTGCATCATCGAAGGGGTCGACTTTACTTTGAACGCCAACACCATGAAACACCGCATGGGGGCGATCCAGTTCAACCGCTGCGGATTCTTCGGATCAGCTACGAACTTCATGCAGGATAAATGCGATGCGAACTTCAAATTCTGCCTCTTTGAATTGGCTGATGGTGTCACAAACTTTGTCAAAGACCTCGACACAAGCCCAACCTTCGAATTCTGCACGGTGGTTTCTCAGGAAACCGACACCGGAACTGCGGTCTATCTATCGGATAACACAACCATAACTTTTGACAATGGGGTTCTTGCCCGAACGGCATCACTTAATGCCAGTTACAAACAAAATGGTGGGGCGGTAAACGCAACATCCGGGAAAGAAAGCCACGTATATCAATGGGGTTCGGATTTCACCGCATCCGCAACAACAGATCCCCTGTTCATTGATCCTAGCAGTGACGATTACGGTCCCCGTGACCCATCACCTTTGACACAAACCGGAGTTCTATAACATGGCTTTCCAATTGGCATTGGCTCAACAAACTGCGATCTTTCAGGTTGCCCATGGCACGGATGCGAATAAATCCAAATGGGCGAAACGTGCAAAAAAAGGGTGGCGATATTGGGCGACTGACACAAAAAAAATGTATTTTGCCAGCCAAGGGGCGGGAAGCAATGCTGCCTCTTTGGTCTCTATCACTCCTTCAGCAACAGGACAATAGATGGGATTCCATACAGTACAGAGTAAAAATTTCGTTGATCAACCATTGCAGGGGGCGACGGCGGACGTTACCCGTTTCAAAAAAAGGGCGGTGGCTGGTCAACAGTTTTTTGACACTGAAGAGTTGGCTTTGTATATCGCCGAAACCACTGCGGGGGCATCTGACTCAACCCTTGCAAAGTATGGTCTCTCTCCCCCAGCTAATATCACTGAAGTAGGTTCCTTATTTTTTAACGGGTCGAACCATTATTGCACTTCCGCTTTTGACCCTTCGACAATAGGCACAGGGGATCTCTCTGTTGAAATTTGGTTCAATTCCTATGACAACCTTGGCACCCCCTATCTATTTCTCCTTGGTGACCTGACCGGTGATGCACTAGGGATGTACCGCAATGCGGGTAATCAGTTAGATGTGGTCTACAGAAAGTCGGGTTCTGGTGGTCAAGTTGCAACGAGTACACTCCCATCTGTACAACGGTGGCACCAAGTGATTATGACACGCACTGGCACCACAATAAAAGTCTATTTAGATGGAACCGAGATATTGGATTCAACCAATGCAGGTTTTGACGCTGATCTGGATGCCGCATGCCTAATTGGCGCAAGCGCAACAACCCCTTCTAATACTTGGCACGGTTCACTTGATTTCTTTCGGGTGTGGAACACTGTCTTGGATGTTGCTGCGATAGGGGTTTTGTTCGGAGTGGACAAACCAAAAGAAGTGAACACCGACGCAAAAAACTATTCCTTTTCAGCAAACCTCCTTCTCGATAACAGATTTGAGGAATTGACAGGGACAACTGTTGCCGATGAAACCGGAAATGGTAACACATTAACCTTGGTGAATGCACCCATCTGGCACATTGCCAGCCCGAATATGGTTGTCCCGGCCTACGCCGCTACCAAAGCACTCGACCTTGATGGGGCCACTGACTATCTCCTCCCATTCATGGATCTTGAATCTGACATTGGGACGGGAGACATCACCCTTTATGTCAGGGCTTCATGGGACTCCTTATCAGGTGTGGCGGAATGTCCTTTTGCATCCGGCAATGGGACCGCTAACTACATATCGTTTTTCAAGAACTCTGGCAACAATCGGGTTGCCCAAATGAAGGGGGATAGTGGGGCTGATCAGGCTATCTCCGGGGGCGCACCATCAACATCAACTTTCTATGATCTGGTTGTTACTCGATCCTATGATGATGCGACAAATGGCACTATGGAGTTCTTTATTGATGGTGTCTCGCAAGGGACCATCACTGCAACAAACCTGAATGATCTGATCAAGTCTATTGCTTATGTCGGGAGGTGGACCAACGGAGGACTATACCACAACGGTAAGGTCCGTTGTGTGGGGATCTGGGATGAAATTTTGACAGACAATGAGATTACTGCAATCACCACTCTGGGAGACCATGATTTCCGAACGGATTCCGGGAACTACGCTTCGCAAGCTAATTTGCTCCACTTCCTTGTTCCTTTGTCCCAGACTGGCATTATGACGGATTTAAAAGGTGCCGGTCATGCAATCTACCACTCAAGTCCAACAGAAGTTTCATACCCATGAGCCGGAAATACTGCCTTGTTCCTGTTGCATCTGCTGGTCAAATTGATTGGGGTTGCGTACAAAATGACATATCCTCTGCCCCAGTTTTGGGGGGGACAGACATCCTTGTCTCCTTTAGTGGTACAACCCCGCCATGTCTTGCCGGGTTCCCTTTGATCACATTGACGGAATTGACATCCAGAAAATCAGACTCCGAAGACCCCTTTTTTGAGCCTGGCCCACAATAGAAATGCCCAACACCGTCTTGACAGACGCCTTGAAAGAGGCAAACGCCCTTGCCCCGAATGACCGGAACACTTTGCACACGTTGGAGATTTCGCATTCCGGTTTACCTGCCGGGACACTCTATTTGGTCCGGGATCGTCAAGCATGGGATCTGACCCTTGAAGATGATTCAACCCAGACTTTCCAACCTGTCCCCTTCGATTTGATTCCGCCGACCGCCGACACGGAGGGTTCACAGGAACTTCAGCTTGCAATTGACAACATTGACCCAGACGTCCCTGACTTCATTGATGCAATCGGGGCAACTGACGACCCGGTTGTTGTCAAATACCGTCCTTTCCTGTCCAACGACACTTCTCAACCGCAAACGTCCCAACCTTACACATTCTATCTGGAAAACATCCAAGTTGATGCCTTCAAGGTTGTAGGACGTGCTTCTTTCACCGATGTCATCAATTCCGCATATCTCACTCAATACTACACGAGATCTCGATTCCCTAGCCTCGGTAACTGACAAATTGCTGGGCATCCCTTTCAAACCACGGGGGCGGGATCTCCGGGGTTTTGACTGTTGGGGGTTGGTGGTCTGGTATTTCAAGAATGTGTTTGAGCAGCCTTTGCCTGATCGGGTCGGGACGAACCCATTTGATGTTCTGACTTGTTCCCGACTCTTTGAAGAGGGGTCGAAATCACCGGATTGGCGAAAAGTTCAGTGGCCGGAGCACGGTTGCGTTGTGGCAATGTCTCGCCGGAAAGCAATCAACCATGCTGGTATTTGGTTGGACATCGACGGGGGGAAATGCTTGCATGTCTTTTCCAATGGTTTTGTCAGTTTGCACGACCTTCAGACCTTAAAACGAATAGGCATGAACCGCATTGAATTTTTCCAATGGTCAAAATTTTCAAGCTAGAGAACCCTTTTGATCCACACCACAACCTACAATATGTGGAGAGGTCGGACAGTGGTTTTACTCTGGATTCAATCGGCGGGGACTACCGGGACACCGCATGGATCTGCCTTGCATTCGTCGATGGGAAGAGGGTTTTCCCACTCCGGGAAGAATGGGGGGATGTGGTCCTCAAAGATGGTGATTGCGTCTATTGGATTCCAGCCGTCAATGATTTCTTCAGCTTGGTTTTTGTTGCGTTGTTGGCGGCGGCGGCGACTTATTATGTTCTGAGTTTCGACCCCCCAAGAGCGGGGGACATCCCAGAACCGGACACAGTCTTCAACCTACAAGGACAGCGGAACAAGAACCGCCTTGGGCATGTCATTGAAGATGCCTATGGCAAGAATAAGCTTTGGCCAAGTTATGCAGCTGCCCCCTACAACCAGTTTATTGATAACGACCAATATCAATATCAACTTTTTTGCCTCGGACACGGTTCCTATGATGTGACCACCGACACGGATGCAGACCATGGCATCTTCATTGAAGACACCCTTGCAAGTAACTTTGCAGAAGTAGAGACAGAAATTGCGTTGCCAGGTGAAACAATCGACCTTTTCCCAACCAACGTAGAATCTTCCGGTGAGGTCGGAACTTTGGAGTTGGAAGAGCCGGACGGGTGGAATGGGCCTTTCATCGTCAACAGTGCAAACACCGATGCAAATTTGCTTCAAGTTGACATCGTCTTCCCCAAGGGTCTCTATTATGCGAACGACTCCGGCGGGTTGTCCTCAAAAACAGTGACGTTGGAATTTGAATACCAAGAAATTGACGACTCCGGGACACCGACGGGGGCCTGGACAACCCTTGCCAATGTGTCAAAAACCTTGGCAACCAACACCCCCCAAAGGTTCACTTTTGAAACTGCAGTGACGGCGGCACGCTACCAAGTCCGGGGACGAAGGACCGACACCAAGGACACTTCACACCGGGCAGGGCATGACGCAATCTGGACGGGCCTCCGGGCATTCCTCCCCAACACAACCGATTTCGGGGATGTGACCATGTTGGCAGTCAAGGCCAAAGCGACGAACAATTTGAACGACCGGGCATCAAACCGGGTCAACGTCGTAGCAACCCGGATGCTCCCAGACTGGGATGGTGGGGCGGGGACATTAGCGGCGGTTGATTCCTATGCCGACAGGACCGCATCACGTTCCCCGATTTGGGCAATGGCGAACATTCTCCGGGCGTCTTATGGGGGAGACCTTGACGACGCCTTCTTGGATCTCTCTTTCTTCGGATCAGAGGCAACAGTTGCCGACACCGCCGGGATCACCTTTGACCATGTCTTCGATCAGAGGGGGACCGTCTGGGAGGCAATCAAAACTTGTCTCTTCGTGAACAAGTCTCAGCCGATCATGGATGGGACCAAGATCACTTTTGTAAGGGACAAACCGAACACAACCCCGGACTTTTTCCTGAACCCAGAAAACACAATCAAGAATTCTTTCAAACTGACGAAACAACTTTCCAAACTCAAAGAGAACGATGGTCTTGATGTTGAATATGTCGACGAGACAACATGGAAACTTGAAACGGTTGAGTGTCGCATTGGGGGCGAAGCCGGAGACTACCCCAAAAAAATTCGTTTGCGAGGTGTCACGGATCGGCAAAACGCCTATGGCCTTGGGATGTACCTTTGGTTCATGGAGAAGAACGAGCGGGACGTTGCAAGCATCGTGACCGGGTTGGAAGGATACTACCCAACTTTTGGGGATCTTGTCCGCATTGGGTCAGACATTCCGAAATGGGGGACCAATGGTTTCGTCAAAGAGATCAACGGGCAAGACCTGACCCTCTCTGAGGATGTCACTTTTGAGGTCGGCGAGACTTACAAGATCGCCTTGCGGGGAAAACATGGCCAAGACCTTGGACCCTACACGGTGACGGCGGGATCTGCCGCAAACATCGTGACCATGTCGGATTCAATCCCGGCGGGTGAATTCTTCTTTGATTGCGAACGGGAACCACCCTATTTCATATTTGGGAAAGAAAACATCGTCGGCGAAGTTTGCCGGGTCCGGGAGATCCGACCCCAAACGAAAGAAGAGGTCCACATCGTCGCCGTGGTTGACGACCAAGACAGGTTTCAAGACTTCGGGACAGTTTCCGCCCTTGTCACCGGACCAAGCTTGAGAGCCCCAGACAAACCAGTTGTAACAGGGTTGCGGGTTGAGGAGGTCCCTGGGGACAACCGCCTTGTCAATGTTCTCTGGAATCCCGCTCCCGGTGCAACCCATTATTTGGTCCAGACTTCTCCCGATGGGACAGATTGGGCAACCATTGCACAGACCCAGGACATTTTCCAAGTCGTCCCAGTTCAACCGGGGACGTTCCGGGTCAGGGTTGCAGGTGTCAATGTCCACCAAGGTGACTGGGTCTCTTGGATAGGGACAGTTGGAGAGAATGCCCCGGCAAACCAATATCGTCCAATTGACATCAACACGACCGGGACATATTCAGCGGCACAGTACAACTATTTTATTTTTAAGACTGCGGGGGTCACTCTGACATTGAATGAGAAGACAGGAAACCAAGTTGTTGAAGTAGCAAACCGTTCAGGCGGGGATTGCTATTTAGATTTTGATGTGTTGTACTTTGGCAATGTTGTAACTGCCCCCGTTACAATAAAAAATAACCAAACAATAAACATACTTTACAACGAAACCGACGACCAGTGGGAGAACTAAGAAATGCCCGGAAACCTTGATCCAATCATCAATGCACGGATGGGAATCATTTCCTCTGTCAATTCTTCTGCCACACCAATCAATGACGGGGCGAACTTCACCGGATCATGGGAAGACGTAGGCGGGTTTGAATCAATCTTGGTAGGGGTCGAGACAGACCAAGACGGATATTTCCAAATCGAGTTTTCCCCAGATGAAACGAATGTTGATGAGTCGTTGACAAAATATTTTAGAACAAGCCGGATCAATGTACCACATTTGTTCTACGTGTCCCGCCAATTTTACCGGGTTAAATTTTTCAACAACTCCGGGACCAACCAAACATTTTTTCGTCTCCAGACCAAACTTGGGCAAGTTCCTAATCTATCCATTTGTGGGAATGCTCCACTTGCTCAGGCGGTGGGGGCACAAAATGTTCGTCCTACAGATTTTACCGCCGAAGTTGCTCTTGGGAAACGAGAAGGCTACTCGTCTTGGAATAAATTTGGTTCCAACAGTGACGTTGACACCGGGGTGGAGGAAATCATTGCATCCTTCGGTGGGACATTCAACCAGAAGTTGGTATCTGCGGAAACTCTGGATGTGTCTTCTTCCTCTGCCAATGACACCAACAGTTCGGGGACAGGGGCAAGGCAGATCAAAATCTATGGTGTTGATGCTAACTGGGATCAGATTGAAGAGACAGTCAACCTCAACGGGATCTCTACCGTCACAACTTCAAACACGTTCTTCGGTGTCAACCGGGTCCGGGTCATTCTCTCCGGCACGGGGATGACCAATGAAGGGGCAGTCACTTTGGCAGCGACTACAAGTGGTAACACGATGGGAGAGATCCCGGCGGCAAAAGGTGTTACCCAACAATGCCTCTTTTATGTCCCAAGGGCTTGCACATTCTTGGTGAATTGGTTGCATATCAATGGAATCAAACCGTCTGGATCTGATCCCAAAGTCAATTTCTATCTGAAATGCCACAACACGACCACAAACACGACCGAACAACATTTCCATGATGGGTTTGACACTGCTGAAAGGTCAGTTTTCAGTGATTATCTGCCGGAACCGCTTGTATTTGAGGAAAAAGAGATTGTCTGGATGTCCGCCGACACAGACGCAAACAACACAGAGTTCCTGGGTCGGTTCTCCGGCAAGTTGTATGAATCACCGAATGGTGGTTGATCAAGCCGCCCGGAGGCGTTGCAGATTCCGTTTGAATGTGGATTGGTCCTGTTGTTTTGCCCGTAGGTTCTCAGTCAACACGGTGTCAATCGTGTCTTGGGCAACTATATTCCAGACGACAACCTGTTCTTCCTGTCCACGTCGGGCAAGCCTTGCGTTGAGCTGATCGTACAAATCCGGGTTCCACGGGCGGGTAAACCAAACCACGTTTGATCCACCATATTGAAGATTCAACCCATGTCCGATGCTCTTGGGATGTGCGACCATTGCCGGGATTTTCCCCATGTTCCAATCTGTCATCTTGTTCTTGTCAAATTCGATGCAACCTTTCAACGCCCCCTTGATGGTCTCTTTTTCGTGTCGGTAGTTGCAAGCAATCAAAAGAGGTTGCCCCCAAAGGTCTCTCTGGAGTTTCACCAAAGCGTTGATTTTCTCTTTGTGGAGATGGACGACCCGCTTGGGTGAAAACTCATCATCTTTAACGTAGATGTTGCCTGAACACATTTGCAGGAGTTTGTTGGGCATCACCCCTTCAAAATCAGCGGTGACGATGTCGCCCCCGTCAAGTTCTGCCAAATATTCGGTTTCAAGTTTCAGGTAGTCCGCCTTGACCTTCTCCGGCAGTGTTACCGGGATTTCCCGGATGATCGGTTCATGCCAATCTCCCCAATCTTCAAACGTCTGGACGATGGTTATGTCGGCAATGTCTTCTTCCAACTTGGTTTCCATGCCGGGAATCAGTTCCCATTTGGGGAAGTCGGAAAAGTAGTTATGGGGCTTGAAATGTTGGTCCCGCCACGCCGTGAAGGAGTTCCCCCACCTTTCGCCGTCATCCAAAAGGCGGATTTGGGAAAAGAGACCGATCCGATTTGTCCCAATTGGGGTTCCCGTCTGACCCCGCCACCTTGGGAAAAGTCTTTGGACGCCCTTCCCGGACTTTCTACGTGTCAGGCGACGGAAGGCATTGATCCGCTTTGAAGACGGCGATTTGGCATTGTCGAGTTCATCAAAAAAGACTTCGTCAACGGGGAGATCCTTCCGTTTCACACCCTTGATGTGTTTTTCAGCAAACTTGGCCAGCATTTCGTAGTTGATGCAGTAGATTTCAGCGTCCCCTTTGTACCATGTCTCAACCCCTTCTTTTGTCCGCAAGTTGGCAACCCGCATCCACCGGAAGTCATCCCATTTTTCGACCTCGTTGGGCCAGGTCATCGTTGCTACATGGAGCGGAGCGACCACCAAAACACCTTTCAGTTCACCCTGGACGAAGAGTTGATCCCAGATTGCGAGTTGGGCAGCGGTCTTGGATAGCCCCATATCCACAACCCAAAAATCTATGGGGTGCTGGAGACCGTGCTTGATCAATTCGACCTGGTTGGGCTTGGGGGTGAATTTCATTCCGGGAACTCTTCCTTAATCCGATGCCGCAACCGGGCAACGTCCTGTTCCATCGTCTGGATGATGCCGCCGGGGTTGGATCGGGTGTTGTAGAGATCCCGGTCTTGGGTCATCCAATGGTTTTCAAGATCCCGTTTGGTCTCGTCAACTTGGATTTCCAGTTGATGAACCCGTGCAAGTAAAATTTTCCGTGTCATTCCCAAGTTGCGGCGTCAATTAGTTGTTTGCCTGTTGTCACGTTGTCAATGACCCAGACGGTGCAGCCCTGATTTCTCAGTTTGTCGTGGATGTGCAGTTGAAGGGCAGTTGGTTTCTTTCCGGATCTCTTGAATTCGGCGAAGATCACACGACCACATGGCAAGACAAAGATCCGGTCCGGGACGCCCCGTTGATTCTGGGATTTGAACTTGAAGAACAACCAATGCCGATCCTTGGCATATTCACAAACGAGGCGTTCAATGTCCTTTTCAAGAGGCGATGCCATCCCCGAACTTTTCAACTTTCTCCATGACTTCCACTTTGTCGTCGAAGAAGCAGACATTGAGAAGTTTTTGGACATGAGAGTTGCGGGAACCACCTTTCCGTCCCGCCTCAATGATGAGAAGTTGTCTTGCATCCTTCTGGGTGACTTTTGCCTGGTTGAATGCCCGGTAAAGAGCCTTCTGGCAAACGACTTGCCCTGCCGTCTTGTTGGTCTGGGTGTGACCGTCACGGGGTCCACCGTCAATAGGCACTTCTTTTTTCACAAGAAGACCTTTGGATTCAAGACGGGCGATGTCTTTGTCAGTGATTGGTTGATCGTTTTTGAATATGTCAATCGTTTTCATGGTTCATGTTTTCATGTAAAATGGTATGATGTCCCCTTCCGCTTCCAATGGGAAACCTTCTGCCCAATCTGGCAAACCGCATAAAAGGTTGCAAAGCTTTTTTGTCTGCAATCCCAAATCGCCTTCTTTTTTGGCCGGGGTGATTGCTTCGTCGTGGATCAACATGTATGGTAACCATCCCGCTTTCCAAGCATTGACTGCCCCGTTTGCCATGAGATCCCCACAAATGGCTTGCGTGGCATTTTCAAGGAGGCTGCCGCCGTAGGTTTTGCAACGTCCCCAACCTGTCATCGTTGGAAATCTCGGATCGGCGTTGCCTTTCATGGCTTCACCGATCTTGCCAAAGAAGGTGATCTGGGTTTTGAAGTTGTTGTTGATGTCTGGTTCGCCGTCCTTCTCTTTGCCTCCCCAAACGAGTTTCGGCAATGGGTAAATCAAATTGTGTTTGTTGGGCAGGAACATGACCAAGGCACGGAACCCAAGTTTTTCTGTCACCCGAAATTTGAGTTTCTTAGTCCCGTAGAAAGTCTTGCCGGGGTTGCGGATCGCATCCTTTGCTGCGGTGTCAATGGATTTCCACGCCGCTTTGACTGCCGGGTTGTCTTCCCGGAATGCAGACACCGCACGGAATGCAAGGTCGTCATAGGCGAGATCATACCATTCCTGGTCGGTCGGGGTGTCTGGGTTCTTGACCAACCGCCGCTTGCCATTCTCTTGATATGCCCACACCCGGAACTCTGCCCCTTCTTGGGTGTTCTTGCATTCCATCCAATGAAAGGGCGGGAAGTCAATTTGCCAATCATCCCATTCCTCGACCTCAGATGCCATCCGTTGCCCTTCCTGGATCTGCTTTTTGAACCGGGGTTTGAATTCACCAACCATTGTTTGAGGGATTCTGAAGGCATAAGATTCGCAGGTCCCACGGAACTTCGGCGAGCCCATTTGGTAGCCACAACCAAGGACCGCCTGTTTCCCAACGAAGCGTTTTGTGTCGTTCTTCTCTTTGTGTTCCCGGATCACCTGTTCGACCGACACCCCGAAAATCTTCGCCCCCATTCGTTCATAAATCGGTTTCCCTGTTCGGAACAGATCCAAGGTTGCCTCTTCGCCACATAGCCAAGCTACACCCCTTGCTTCAACCGCCGAATAATCAGCTTGGACCAATTGCCTCCCACCCGGTCTTTGGATGAAATGGCGGATAGACGTTGCAATAACTTCCAACGGATCGCCGAAAAAATTCTGTATGTCTTCAACGGTCGCCCCGTCGATGATGTCTTGATAGGCAATTGGGGTCCACTTCTTTGACCGCTTAAAGTTCTGGGGTTGAATCAGACGACCTGCCCAACGATGGGTTCTTTCCGCCCCGGACCACAACAACGCCCCCCGGACGTGGTTGTCCTGACAAGCACATTGGATCATTTTGTCTACCTTCCCGGCGGCGGAGTGTGTCACTTTCTTGCGGAGAAGGACGGCATTTCTGACCTCTGCATCTTTGACCGGGTCGGACTGACCCAGATATTTTCGGACGTGTTCGGCGTCCATTGATTTGAACGGATACCCCTTTGCCCTTGCCCAATCTCCAAACTTGGCGTTTTGGGTGGGTTTCAACCCAACCATGTTGACGAATTTCTGCGTCTCCCGTTCTTTGGATTTGTCGGCGATGACTTTGGCTTTTTTCAAGGCATCCATGTTGACCGGGATCCCCCGGATGTTCATGGCGAGATCCATATGGAAAGAGTCAAGGACGGGTCCGGTCAGTTCAAACATTGGCAAGGCACGGTGGAGGGCCTTTTCGGCAACGACATCCTGACGGCAATACTCTACGAAGTTTTGGAAGTCTTCCGGGTCATCCTCCGGCAAAATCCGGGTCCGTGGGTCTTTCTTTGATGGTTTTCGGGGCACGGAAAATTTCTTGATCAAGTCTTTGCCCTCCTTGTCTTTCTGTTGCGGGAGTCCAAGAAACTCACAAGCTTGGCCCAGTTTGGCAGGGATTGCCGCCCGGCGACACATGGCGGCGGTGCATCGGTAGAGGGTCACATCCGGGTTCCAATCAAACCCAAACGTCTTTTTGCAAAGCTGTTGCAATATGGCAATTTCAAAAGAGACGTTGTGAGCGTACACCAACCAATGGTCCCTGAATGCCTGTTGCAGAAGATCCAAGGCTTTCAAACATTCGTCTGACCCGTCAACTGAGTTGACCACGTCCCATGTGTGGACTGGGGCATCTTCTTCATCCATTGAGGCGGCGAGGATCAAGACTTCAGTCGATGGGTGTTCAGCATATTTGAAACCCCCAACGTCACCAATCGGTGCTTCAGAGTAGACTTCAAAATCAATGTGGATGGTTTTACTCATTAATCATCCTCCCAAAGTTCAGACTGTTCCTCTGTTGGTGGTTCCTGGTGGCGTTCCCTGTTCCCTTTGCCGACATTGGCGGACGACTCCATCAATTGGATGTTGCCGACTTCATACCCTTTGAAGTTGTCAACCCGGTCAATATGGAAACTTCCGGGGGACCGTCCGACAAGTTGGAGATAGTTGGTTTGGTCACAGAATGCCCGGAACTCTTCAAAGGTCAGTTTGAATTCAATATTTCGTTTCTTGGCGGACAGTTTCAAAGCCCTGAAATAATACCGCCAAGGGTCTCGGATTGCTCTCATTCGGCCATGGCATGTATTACAATATTTTGCATGTTTTGGGGGGCTGTTGGTACATCCGTGGTATTTACAGATCTGCCCGGTGAAAAGATCTCCTTCAATTGGGGCGAAAAGATACCGCCACGGGAACGACGGTTCTTTTGCAGCCCCAGGAAATGGCATTGTCTGCCAATCGGGGTAAGGCTCAAATTTTATCTGGTCCATACCCCCGAAGCCCGACGCCGTATTTACGACGCCAGGCGGGTGTAACATGTCACGGATGACAATGAAAAGTTTTGGGGTTCTTAGCCCCAATCTTCTTCGTCGCCGTCCTCTTCTTCGTCAATTTCTTCTTCGTCGAATTCGTCGGCAGCATCGGCAACTTTACCAACGAAACGATCGCCGTGTCCTTTCCATTGGACACCAACGAGGGAGGCAGAAACGCCTTTACCGGACTTGGGGTTGTCGAACCCATAGACTTCTATCAACAGATTTACGTAGCAACCGGAATAGATCCGTTTGTCATTCTTCTGCATCTCGGTTTTCGTGTTGTCCAAGACTGTGACTTTACCACCTTCACATTGGTCTTCTCTGATGGAAGCATCAATGAGGAAGGTTTCGGCGTCGGTTCCGGGGCGATATTCTCCGGTTTTCTTGTCCACGAACTTCTTGCGGGTTCCTGAACCATCAGCCTTGTTGTATACCCAATTTGCATAGATGGCATCCAATTTGCCGAACTTGTTTTTGAAGACTTCATCACAGACCTTTTTCATGAAAGAATGTGGTTTGGTGATTTTCTTCGTCTTCCCGTCGGAGTCAGGGACTTCAACGGCGAGTTGCGTCCCCTCTTCACAGATCACAGTGCAGTTGAACTTTGGGTCTTTGGAGTCCCCAATCGTTTGCGCTGTAAACAGTTGGTTGAATGACAACCGAGCGTTTTTGACAATGACGAGACCAGTGATTTTTTTATCTGACATCTTGTGTATTTCTAGTTTCTAGTGGTTTTGAGTTTTGGGATTTCTACAAGTTCCCGTCTTGTTTTGTGGAATTCGTGGGCGGTCTGTTGTCAACAAGGGTTCCTTGCTTCATGGCGTCCATGATAATGGCAAGGTCTGCCATTGCACAATTGAGGTGGTGGGTTTTGATTTCGGGGTCTAGGTCGTCCTGATCTTTTTTGTCAATGGTTGCCAAGATGTGGCGTTGGGCTTTACCAAGATACCCCATGAGGTCGATCTGTCCCTCTCTCCAGTTCCACGGTTCCCTCTTCTTGATCGCGGTGGAGTTGTAAAGGACTTGCCCAATGCCCTCAATGGCAACAGGTGGGCAGTAGTGGACGGGGGTTTTGGTCTGGTCCTCTTTGTGGACTGGATGCTCTTCCCAAGACTGGGTTTGCCTCTGTTTGGTCTGCTCCAGTGTCTTCTTCGATGAGAGGCCGGGGAGGAGCATGAAGTCCCCTGAGTCTGTAATATCTTCAGGAGAGGCAACAACGCTAGTGCTCCAATAGAGGTTTATGACTTCTTTGGGGCATAGACAAAGGAATACTTGCTCATTTACTATCTTATATACTTTGATCTCTTGTTCATTCAGTGTTTTGTAGTAGACGGCATCTGCCGGGACCCGGAACTTGTTGCCTTCGATCGTTACGGTTTTGGTTTCCATTTGATTTCTTTGGTTCTTGATTCTTGGTTCTTGGTTGTTGATTATGCCCAATCCTCATCGTCGGATTCAGCCTCAAAGTGGTCTTCAGGTTGTTTGAACCCCAAGGCGGGTCTTGGGTCATCATCAAGGACAAGTTGCGGTTTTCCATCGGGGCGGTGGATCAACGGTTCGGTCTTTGATCCTTCCTTCGGTTCCATGAACCCGAATGCGATCTTAGCTTGGGTTGACAGTGGTTTGATGTCGGGATCTTTAGGGTCAAGATGTGGTTTCAATGCCGCAATGATCTGAGGGGCAGTTTTAAATTGGCGAGGCTTGCTGCGCTCTTCAGCATTGAGATAGTTCGACGCCATTTTTTCAGCTCTCTCTTCATCAACCCATGTCCGATTCCCTTGCTTCCCGGCAACAAGCTTGACGCCCCGGAGATCACCGCCTTTTTGAATCCGGTCGGTTTCGGCGTCCAGCACGTCATCAATGACCTTCTTCATTTCTTTTCCGTGCGCAACAATCCATTTGACTTGCTCAGGTGTCACAAACTTGGTCGGTTGGTTCTTTTTGGTCATGGTAATGGCGGTTTCTTCTGGTTCTTGTGTCAGGTCAAGTGGTTCGGGTTCTTCGTCAAATTCTTCAAATGGGTTGGCCTTTGGACCCATACCTTGAAAGGATGTCTTGCAACGATGCTTGCAGATTTTGCGGATGTCGCAGAACAGACACGCCTTGGGGGAGGGTTTGAAAACCGCCTCCATCGGGTCATTGGCGACATGGTAGGCGTCTTCAATCTCTTGGCAGAATTTGCGGAGATCTCCAAGGGTCAGAGACCACCAATCAACTGAGCCGTCAAATGTGTGATGTCTGGGTTGATAGATACCAAGGCGGACAGGCATTGTGTCGGGAAGTTTGTCTTTGCTATTTTCAATGTCCCGGATGGTTGAATATCCATAAATTGCGAGTTGCTTGTTTTCAAACGCATCCACTTTGACCCCCTGCCCATATTTGAAGTCAAGAATGTCAATTCCAAAGTTCGGATCTTCCGGGTTGGGGCGAACTGCCCGAAAATCGACGGTCCCAAAGTCTTCAGGTCGGTAGAAAAGAGGAACCTGGTGTTCATAAGAATGGGATGCCCCGACGATGTTGGGGTCTCTGAGGTTCCGAAGTTCGTTGGTTTCGGCAAGATACCCGGCAATGTGGTCTTTCATTGGTCGGGGAATGGTGTGAAGGCTCATTTGCTTCTTTGCAACTTTGTCAGCAAAGTCGTGTGCCTCTGTGCCTTCGTCGGCATATTCGGAGGATTCCTCCTCGGTAATGAGACCTTGGGATTTTGCAAGTTGGATCGCTTCAACGGAGGCGGAACAGGTCGTCCACTGTTCAGCGGAAGAAGGGGCAAAAATAGAGTGGGACATGGTGTTTGGTTGGTTATTTGCCCCCGCCGCCGGGCAATGACGACGGGGGCGGTTTTTGAGACTATGAGGATTCAGTTGGGCAATTTATTCGTATTTGCAACCCGCCGCCTTTTCAAGGTCGGCAACGATGGCCGGGATTTTGTCGGTGTGTTCTTCAAATGCCGCTTTGAGTCCAACGCCTTCGCCGACATGCCCATCCAAGATCTTGCGGATTAGTCCGCCTTTTAGCTCGGATTTCTGAACCGCCTTTTTTGCTAAGGCGTGGGTTTTTTCGTAGGTGTAATCCGGTTTTGCTTCTTCCGCTTCTTCCGCTTCTTCCGCTTCTTCGGAATCATCACAAGAGTCGTCGTCTGAGGTTTCTTCTTGGGCCGGGTCTGGGTCACTCGCCGCCGCTTCTGCTTCTTCAAGGGTCTTTTCCCATGTGGTCATCCTGGAACCTTTCTTTGGGTGTGGGACACCAAGTTCGTCAAGACGTGCGGCAATCTCTGCTTTCCGGTCCGCCGGATCGTCTGTTGGCGTGGATTCTGCAACCTTCTGGGTTGTAGCTTCCGTGTTGGTGTTGGCAGCGGCGGCGGATGGTTTGCCACGTGTGATGATTTGGGCTAAAAGGTCTTCCGACAGTTCAGCGGCGTCTACTTCAATTATGATTTTCATTGGTTATTGGTTGTTAGTTCTTGGTTTGGGTGAGGTTCAAGACCATTGGAGGTCTGAAAATTGTTGGGTTCTTTGGTCCAGACGTTGTTTCATTTTGACATCGACCCTTTGAAAGGCCCACTGATATTCAAATTTTGCATTCTTGTCTAAATGTGATGCCTTCTCGCAGACATCACTGACAACAACGATTTTGAACTGGTCTTGGGATTCGACGATCACAAAATCGCCAATCCTGAGATCAAGCCGGGTCTTGTAGGTGTATTCCTTTTGGGCGTTTGGAGAATGCCCGTTGGTGAAAGGCTCGAAGATGACCTTGATTGATTTAATGCTGGGGTCTTCTTTTGCTTCCTGGAAAGATAGATTCATTGGTTTGTGTAGATGGGTCCGCCATGGCGGGCTTCAAATTGAAGTCGGTTGGTTTGTTCGTTCTGACGGTCGGAGATAGAACGGTGCCTTTTGTAGTCCTCTGGGTTGAATCCGGTGGCACATCCGGCTGACAGGAACAGGGTCAGGGTTGCTAGGATCAAGAAGGGCATTTGCTTTGCGTTCAAGGTTCTTGTGATGGTGGATTGCAAGAATGTCTTGGGGTCTCATATTTGACCCCCACGAAGGAAAACATTTGTCTGTCCGACACGCTGATAATCTGAAAAACTCAGATCGTTTTTCAGCATATTGAATGCTTTCAACTGAACCTCTTTATTATTCAGAGTGTTTGGCCAAATGAGATTCCCGCAGGTAGTGAATGCTGGTTTGCCGTCGATCTCAATCTTTTCAATTTCTTGGTTTGTCATTTTAGTTTCTTGGGTTCTTGGGTTCTTGGGTTCTTGGGTTCTTGGGTTCTTGGGGTCTCATTTGAGACCCTTCTTGATCGCATCTTCATCAGTGTAAACTGTCAGGTCTTTAGTGATGAAGAAATCTCCGAAGACTGTTTCAATGGTCACACCATTGATTCTTGAATCTTGATCAAAAGTATTCTTGGCAATTTGTTTGGCTTGGTTGATGGATTGGATTTTCATTTTGTCTTGGTAGTCTTGGGTTCTTGGTTTTAAGGTTATGGAAATTAAGATGGCCAAATTTTTTGGAATGGTCAAGTTTTATTTCCAACTTTTTTCATTTTTATTTGTGGCATGTCACATCTGACAAATACAGGGACGGTTGATATTCGGGCCATTTTGTTGTCAAAAATCCTTTGTCTTCACGCCCAAGAGGAATCGTCGGTTTCCCCTTCTTCTGGGTCAATATATCCCGGCGGGTTGATGATCCAATATTCGTATCCTTGTCTCTTCTTTGGTAGTTTGTCCTGTCTCAAAGAGTAGGTTGCCCGTTTAATCTTCTGGTTCTCCAACCGTCGGAGTTGGGAAACCAGAGTTTGTGTCGATGGACAGACCTTTTGGAACCGGATTTGACTTGCCCTGGTCCCACATTGGGCGAGGATGTCATAGAGTTGGTTCGCCGTCCCAAACCAAGGCGCGGCAATTTGTTTGTAATTGTCTTCGTCTTCGTCAAACCCGGTCTTGTAAAAAAGCCGTTGTTTTGCCTCGTTGTCCATTTTGAACAAAACTTGAGTGTGGGGTTCGGTTTGTTCGAAGTCTATGACGAGATCCGGGTTTTTGAATGATTTGACAGGGTAGCGGTTCCAAGGGTCCTTGATGTCGTCGGCGATCTTGTGTTCATACAACAGGTAATAAAGGAAATGTGGGAGTTCTTTGCGGATGTTCCTTTCGACCTGTTCGAACCAATTCGGGTTTACTTGTTTGATGGCGGCGAATGGTCCATGCTCCATACTCCGGGCACGCAAGAGGATCAACTTGTCTTCGACGCCGTCTTCCAACGGGGGGATCGTGGCGAGTGTGGCGGGTTCGGTGTTCATCATCCGAATGAATCGCCACCAAGGGCGGACCGGAACTTTGTCTTGGAACATGCCCCGGAAGTCTGCCCCGCCACCTGCCCCGACGGTCAACTCTTTGATCTTTTCACCAAACGCCGCCCGGAATTGATAGTTGGTTTCAAGTTCCTTTGTGTCGTCCAAGAAAAGGAGTTCGGATTGAAACAGGTGGGCGTTGAACTCTGAAGAGGTCCGTTTGAATAGATCAATACAGGATGACGACCGACCCCCGAACATCGCCGGGAGGATGTGGACAAGCAAAAGGGATTTCCCGGCGTCTTTCTCCCCTGCAATGTGCATGAATTGGGCTTGGCTAAAACGTGCCGTCCGGCGTCCTTCGTTGTGAAAATCACGGACGCCGGACGACAACCAACCAAGAAAGATTTCAAGTTGGGGGTGGAACCAATCAAATTGACTTTTGAGTAATGCCCCAATGGTAACCCATTGGCCCTTTGCGGGTTTGATGCAATCAGGGGACTTCTGGACCACGTACCGAAACCCATTTTCTTCATAGTAACCAGCACGGCGACCACACAAGGCAGGAAGTACAGAATCAACCGATTTGTCCAATTGTAAGGAATTGACAACCGCATCGACTGGGGCAATCCGTTCGCCTTCCATCCGGTCAACCCGGAAGCCGATTTCGGCAAGGTGAGTTTTAACGGATGTCCGGTCAAGGGCAACCCACGCCCCTTGGTTCTCTTTTGTAAAGAAGGTCTTGGATTTGCCATGATAGAAGAATTCGATCTGTTTATTGAGGGCAAGGTAAGTTTCGAATCCTTCAAGATCCCAACGGATTTTCTTTGTGTCTGGGTCTCTGGGTTTCTTCTTCCCTTCAGGGTCAAAATACAGCATGGTCTGCCGTGTCCGCCCTTCTTTCTCCGGGGTCACGTTGGGCATCCTGGCAATCTGGGATTTGACCGCCATTCTGGGGTCTGCCCCGTGTAGGCAGGCGAGCTTGAAAAACTCTTTTGTAACCCGGCGTTCGGAGTTGCGGAGGTCGAACCAAAAATGCAAGGACTTGCCCCCGGTGTCGATTGCCATGTGAAGAGGGGCGAACTTCGCCATTTGGAGGGCGAATCCGGTGAACCGCTCCACTTTCCCTTGGTCGTCATCGTCCATCTCCAACACCATCCACTCACGTTTTTTGACGTTGGCATTACAACGGGTCGCAACCCGTCCTTCTTTGTCCAACGGGTTGACTACCCCTTCGACTTTTTTGAAGTGAGAAGGGTTCAAAAATTTCCAGTCGTTGGCTTTGGTGTTTGAGTTGATGAATAGCTCCTCTAACTCTTTGGCCCGTGCAAGAGTCCCCGCTTCAAAGGCGGAGAATTGAAGGTTAATGATGTGGTCAGGCTCGAACAAAGTCTTGATGATATCGACGGGGCGAACCTTCTTGGGTTCAGGATGTGGTGAATGCTCCAAAAGTTCCTCTTTTTGGGTCCGCCGGAACTTCATCAGTGCCTCTTCTTCGATTGAAGGAGTACCCAAATCCTTTTCGTTGATGATCTTTTCTAGTTGACCTTCACAATCCCAGACACGCTGAACCGCCCGCCTGGGTGCGGTCCGGTAGTCGATCCGCTCCGGATCGTACTGGGTTTGGAGGTGATCGAATGTATCCTCAAAAGGGACCCCCATTTTGTAACAAATGGAAGCAACTTTGAGGAGGCTGGCATTGTGGCCTTTTCCGGGTTCCTCCAATTCAAGGACTGTGTAGGCTTGCTCCGGGGGGAGCCGTTTGGCGGACTCTCTGAGGCCTTCCGGCAAGAACCGCAATGGGTCCGCTGCCGTTGAAGGTTTTGAGAAGTCGTCAAAGTCAATTTCTTCGCAATCCATCACTTCTGACCCAAGATTTCAAGGTAGGTGATGGCGGCATAGCAATTTGCCTGGATGCCGCTTTTGTCATTTTTTAGCCATAGTCCATGAAGGCGTAAGACCTTAAAAAGCTGTTCTTTTGTCATTTTCTTGGTTGTTTTCTTGGTTGGTTTGGGTTGGTTTTCGAAGGGTAAGATGACCATAAAATTTTGAATGGTCAAGGCAAAATCTTCTTTTTTCGTAGGGGGAGTGACCGGGGGAGTAAATTCCTCACTCCCCTTGCCGAAAAATAAAATCGTTAAAAATAAGGATTTTTTGGGGGAGTGATTTTTTTACTCCCCTGTTGTCCCCCCTGTCGTAGAAAGGGGTAATTTACACTTTTCTTACTCCCCAAGTCTCCCCTAGTACTCTTTATCCTTTTCTATGACAGGGATCAGGGCATATGAAAATTGCATACAGGGGAGTAATTTTGATTTTCAGATTGCCTAACGCGCGACCGGAATCCGCTTGTTTTGGGCTTTTTTGGGGTGTTTTTACGTGTTTTATGGGGCAGATTCATGTTTTTTCGTATAGAGAAGGGGGACCACTCCCCTTGCTCCCCTAAATGCTAATTTTTAGTTAAACTAAGAAAGAAAAAAGAAACGAGAGGACAGAAAGATTTGGAACTCTTGGACTTTTTTGGTGAAACTTGGAAGTGTGAATGCGGAAAAATTTGACACTCTTAGGCTTTTCTGGGAACTTCTTTGGATGACTAATTCCGACTTTGAACTTTTGGAAGCCCAAATGGTTCCGATCCGCCTAAAAATGGAGAAACAACGGGTTCTGACGAAGAGGGAACACCAAATTGCCAGGCAATATAATGCCGCTCTTGACAAGATGGCGGATGGAGGCGGGGATCGTGCTGATAATGAGCTTGATGTGAACTTTGGGGTTGCCCCCCAAGTTGTTCCTCCGGGCGACTTCTCAGAGGGAATTCAGGGTGTGCATGACGAACTTGGTTTTGTGGAACCTCCTCACACCTTGACCCAAGCTGAGAGGAAATTCATCTTGGCATACTCCCAAGCAATCCCAACACGGGAGGCGTTTGAAGGGGCATTCAAAACAAAGAAGAAGGTTTCAAATGACAAGATGTGGGCTTGTATTCGTGGGATATTTGAAAAAGAGGAAGCTCGGACCTATTTGGAAGAACTCAACGCCCGTGTTGAAAGTGTCGCCATCGCATCAAAGGCGAAAGTCGAGATGTTCCTGACTGCCGCAATGGAGGCAACTTTGCAGACGGTTGGGACAGATTCCCCTTTATGCCGCAAGGCGGTCGTCACACGCTCCTATAATAAAGACGGCGACATGATCGGGCAAAGACTAGAACGGCAACTTGTGGACCCGCTGAAGGCGATTGAAATTCTCAGTCGTATGCGGGGTTATGACCAACCCCAGAAAGTCCAAGTGGAACACCGTGGCGGTGTTATGGTGGTCCCGATGACGGCGAACGATGAAGAGTGGTTGGCCATTGCCGAAAAACAGCAACAG